GTGGTTTCTAGACATCAATTAGACGGATGGCCTCGAGAAATGACCAACCGACAATATCATCCAGGGTTGAAGAATCGAGAACTTGTCTCAAACTCGATTCGACAGTGGGTAAATCATAATCATAACGCTCCATGAAAAACACTCCTAAATTTGGAGATGCGGTGACCCCTTGAGAGGCTAAGCACTTATACTTAGCCTCAGGATCCACGTACCATGCCTCTTGAACATGAGACATCTTGTTCAACATGCTGTTCACATATACCCTCAAAATGGGCACGTGTGCGACCGCTGTTTGATAACCCAAGAACATACCTTTCACTTCACCCTTAGATAGTTCTTTTATTGAATACCCCATCTTTGGCATCAATTTCCCTGGTTTGGGACCAAGTACGAATGTTTCACTACCATTGACCACTGCGGGCCAGAACACAGCTGAACAGAATTCAGCGGATGCCACTGTGTAGTGAAGCTTAACCTTCGCTTTAAAACCAAATTTCAGAAATTCTGTTTCTATGGCAATCTTCATGTCGTCTAGATCACGCCCATTTGCAAGGCATGCAGGTACGATTGAAGTATTGTCATCACCCATGACGGCTATATGGACGCCGTCAGTCGATCCGAAGACACGATATAAAACAAACTCAGCCGTGGCACCAGTCATAAGGCTGTTGCCACACGACGTGTTTGGATCACCAGAATTGCGACCATTTGGTACATAATAGACGAGTCCATCGCCAGTGTACCCACGCATATTCTTCTGGTGGTCAAACACATCGAGAGCCGAAGGAAAGTCAGCAATCCCGGCTCGTATGAGTTCATCACGTTCAAACAAATGAGATTCCAATGATTGGGTGCCGTCGTAAGTGGAGAAATCCACTTCAACAATCAAGTCCCCTTCATTGAAATATCGATTCATCCAGTTGCCGACACTTATGGCATCGGCACCGGCAGTATAGTAGAATTTATTGTCACCATTCCATTGTTTAGCCAAGTATTTAGAATACTGACACATATATGGTCCTAGCAAACAATTTGATTCATGTGAAGTACCCGATATAGCACGCTGCGAAAATGGTTCATAG